AGAGATCCTATCAATGGTTTCGTTCTTAAGACAAGAACTGACGATACTCGTAAGTTAGTACCTCAGAAACTACTCCTCAAGCCTGTATCTGGTAACGTATACGGAGCACGTTTCATCAACCCACAGCAACCTGCTGAATACATTGGTTTCACTCAACGTGACTTTGATCTGGATGATAACCTCAAGGAAGAGGAAGCATATGATCCATTCAGAAGACCTCTAACAGGTGAAGCACAGGATACAAACTACACCAGCATTGCTAGATTCTCTTCTGGTATTGCTGCTAGTATCCAGTCTGGTCGTTATGTTGAGGATCCACTTGATCCAGAAATCAAGTATCTAGAGATTACAGTATTCGATCATGGTGTTGATACTGTTAACTTCAGTGGTTTGAGAAATGAGATCTTCACAACTGTCAAGATTTCTTCTCCTCAGGGTGGTGCTTTCATCACTAATAAGACTCAGAGTCTATCATCTGGTCCTAATGCAAACAAGGTAACATTTGCTGGTAACTCTTCAGGTAGTGCATTCATCCATGGATACTATAGTGTTGGTGGAGATCATTATCTAATCATCAAGAGTATTAGTGGTGCTAAGGGAACTGCTTCACTAGAATATAGTGAGTATTACAACACCAGATTCTCTCAAACACAAGGCGACACAACTGTGTTTGCTGATATGCTTGAGGATCAGGATATGGGTAAATCGCTACCTCTGAAAACTCATATCAGAAAAAATTTCCCAGAATATTATTACAAGCAAAACGGCGCTAACGTTTACACCATCACTCCTGGTGATACTATTCAAGATGACACTGGTATTGAATACTATGTTGATAGTGTTGAAGATGCGGGCGTCATTGAAGACACCTTCTACATCTTTGATAGCGCAGAACTTCAGAAGAGAATCCCAGGTCAGCAAGATGGTATCTACTATCTAACTTGCCTACGTGGTAACATCTCACCATTCCCACAAGGTGCTGGTGCTGGTGGTAACTTCCAGAAGTTTAAGTTCTCGCAACCAGTTGGTAAACTGTATCCTCTAAACTACAGAAACGATCCTCTCTGGTTCAAGAGTTCTGGTACAAGCGAAGCAGAGAAATCATACTATAGTGCTCTAATTGATCCACCTCAGGCATTCTCTGCTGCCGATAACTACATCCATGGTAAGGTTACTGTTAACGATACCAAGCACTCTGTAACCAGAGAACTTGTTACCGATCTACTACATCAACCAGCATTCCTTGACAACAATTATACTAATACTACTTCTGATTTTGATGGTAATGTAATTGACAACAGAATTCAGGCACAAGAAGGTAATGCAACTTCTGGTTCAGAAGATCGCTTGATTCCTATCTCTGGTGACAGCACAGTTATCTCAGATCAGCGTTACTACGTTGAACTCCGTAGACCATCTATCGCTCGTGCTGGTAACCACACGTTTGAATACCTTGGTTTCGGTCCTGGTAACTACTCCACAGGTCTCCCAGCACGTCAGGAGATTGTCCTAGAACCCGAAGAGGACTTCTACGCACAGTCTAAGAAGCAAGACGCTGGTATCGTCTTCTACACTGGTATCAACTCACAGGGTGACCTCTACATTGGTAACAGAAGAATCAACGCTATCACTGGTGAAGAAACCTTCATCGATAGAGCAGTTCTTGCTGATGACGGAGACGAGGATGACGTAATCGGACAACTCGTTACTACCTTCGATACACCTGTAACGTTCAATAAGAACATCACAGTTGTTGGTGATGACAACGGTCAACTAGTCAGCAGATTCCTCTCACCTGTTGAAATTAACGTTCCTGATAATCAACTGGTTCAGCAAGGAACTCCACTGTTGATTTACTCTCTAGTAAATCCAACTGGTGCTAACGGTCAACCACAAGATCAATACCTCAACTTCGATCAGATTGATGGTATTGGTGAAGGCGGACATATCCGTATCGGTCAAAACACAGTTTCCTCTGCTGTATTTGAATACAACAGACGTGGTAAGGGTCTTGGTTACAAGTCTCTAATTCATGCGCCTGCAGGTAGTGCAGTTTCGAATGGTAATGTTGCACCAAACCAGGGATTCACCATTGCTAATGGTGGAACTGCTGTCAATATTATGCAGTATGTTGTATATGGTGGTGTACCACAGGAAGTAACTGCAGACGGTCAGACTACTATCACAACTTCTGGTGGTGTTTTACCAGAACCAGGAGATATGCTTCTCAAGGGAGATGCAGTTAATAAGACTGGTTCTCTTGGTTGGATCTATGCAAACATCTTTACTGAGATTGATAATGCTAACATTGATGCTATTGAGATCGAGCAATCTGGTTCTACCTACATTGGTAAGATCACCTTTATTGATCCAGCAAACAACCCAATCAAACTTGACGACTTTACTCCACCAATTACTCCTACCTCAACGATTAAGCTTGAGAACATTGTTAGATATGCATCTTTCATCGGAAACTGGAAGATCATCAACAATGCGGAGTATCAATTCAACGGTCAGAGCAATCAACTCTTCATCGAGATCGTTCCTGTTAACAGTCAGGTAAGCATCCCTGTTGGTAGCTACGACTGGGATACAGACATTATCAACTTCACTGCTTCTCCATCTCCAAATGGAAGAATGTTCTATGCAGAGAACAAGTGGAAGGAATATGGTGTAATCGGTTCTGAAGTAATGAGAACTGATAGTGATACATGGGGTGACTTTAAACTCGGTATCAACACTCTCAACAGAGTCGATCATGAGGCATATGATACTGCTTGGGTACAACCTAAGAACACTGATCCTCGTGCAAACCTTGAAGTTATCGGTACAACATTCATCACGGGTCGTAAGACAACCCAAGATAGTTGGATCAATAATAATTCATTCGCTACACGTACTGTAGATAAAGTATCTGATGCATTTGTCGTTGGTTATTCTGATGATCTCCTCAATAACGCACAGCGTTCTACAGTCGTTGCATTCATCGATGCTAAGCAGGCAGTATTCCGTGTTTCTACACTAACTACTGCTTCTTCTGAAAATGACAGACCAAGCAATTATGGTAAGGTTGGTGTTAACATCACCAATGCAGAACTAGACAGAGCACTGGTAGTTCAAGGTGATGCTCGCTTCACTGAAGATGTAAGATTCCACAGAGACATTGAAGTCTACAACCATCCTGGTGTAGATGGAACTGATACTGCTGAGATCAGAACTGGTATTACAACTGGCACCTTCAATGTAATTGATGATGCTACATTCGTTGGTACAGTTAACATCGCTAACAATGTAACTGCAGCGACAATCGTTGATAACACTAACACCCTTGCACTTGCAAATGGCGCTGAACTAATCACGATTGGTAACACCACTATATCATCTCAAGACATCTACATTGGTAACGCTAATAAGGTACAGTCTAGATTCTTCCTTGGTGATGATGTAGAGGGAGACCAGTTCTTCTTCCTTGGCAATAAGTCACTACACAGCAACATCTACATCGGTCATACTCCTGACGATAACAACTCTAACATTTCTAAGGTAGTCATTGGTGGTGCATACGCACAACCTTCTGAGACTCTATCAACAACAACTATTGACACCAAGTCATTTAAGGTTGCTGGTGATATTATCCTTGGTGTTGGTGCTGATGTTGCTGGTGGTCCTATCACCAGAAGAGGACTTACTGATAGTCTATCACTAACATCTACCGCTGGTACAGTTGACTTCTTTGGTGGTAACTCTGTAACCAACATTCTCAACTTCGCTACCAACGTTTCTAACCTGACTATGGCAGGTCAGGGTGGCACAACCACTATTAGAAACAACTTGGTTGTCAATGCAACTGCTGAAGTTAACTCCAACCTCGTTCTCTGTGGTGGTCTGGATGCATTTACATTCTCTGCATTCAGAAACAGATCTGGTTCTTCCAACATGGAGCACCTATCTGGTGAACTTGGTGACGGTCTATTCAACAACAACGTTGATATTATTACAGTAGCACGTCTAACAAGTGGAGAGGCAGGATATAACGAGATTGATACCGTTGGTAGTTCTAACTGGGGTGGTATTCAATATCAGAATGAAATCACTGAAATTGGTGGCAACCCACAGGTTGAACCTCAGGAACTACCTGAACTAACTGGTAATCAATATTACCTGCCACTGTTGAATGCTCCACTAGATGCAAACGGTGAGTCATACTTCCGTGAGAATGACATTCTATTGATTGATTCCCCTGAAGGTGTTGGCGAGTCCCGTGTTGCTCTAGACACTTCTATCATCGATGCAACAGATCCAACAGCATCATTCGTTGATGATTATGAGGGTGTTCTCTTTGACAACTCTGGTCCTGGTATTGGATCCAGTGGTGGATTCAATACAGGTCAGACATACATCCACTTCGTAGGTGTTAGTGGATCTGGAACTCGTTATGTAACACTTGACACCGTTGATGGATCATTCTTATCTACGGGTGCTATCTCCAAGATGGAATTCGACGTTCACGTCGGAACTAATAGCAATGGTGGAGAATTCCCAGATGTCGTTTCTCCTGCATCATCAAGTGAAGCACTACAACTAAGATACTCTCTTGATGATGGCAATACATGGGTTACTATTGGTGATATTGTCCCAGCAGGTCAAAGTGATCTGGTACTAACACCACAGTTCGTCCAGTTCATGGATCCTGATACGAACAGACAGTTCGTTAAGATGGAAGTTAACATTCCTGTTGCAGCACAACAGGCTGGTGTTAAGTTCCAGTTGTTCCAGCAAGCAAATACTGGCGTTGATAACTTCGGTGTTGTTGGAATCACTTATGTTACAGGTTCTGCAACGACAATTTCAACCCACGTTGAATTTGTTAAGGTTGTTTCTACACCTAGAATTAACGTCAGACCATACTACATTGCTGTTGAAAGACAACCATTTGGTACATTTACTGGTGTAAGAAACGATCACCCAGATAGAACTGCTGTTTATAAGTGTAACGTACAGTTTGACGCTACTTGGACTACTCAAGATATTCCATTCGACGAGCAATCTATCACTGATGTATACCTCTCCAGAATTGGTAGCAGCCTACAACTCAATGATTATATTATCCTTGGTCGTGATAGCACAGCACTAGCACCAGATGCAACCACATATGATGTTGGTGAAGTTCTACAAATCCAACAACCTCTAACTCAAGAGAAGATCAAGTTTAGAATCTCCTCTGATTGTTCTGGCGGTGATTCAAATGATGTATTTGTTGTCGATTCTACCACTGGTGATGTAACCATTGGTGATAACACAAGCACATCACTACTCAATATTAACGGAACACTGAACTTGAATGGTCTCTGTGATAGAGACTTTACATATCCAAGTCCTGATCCAGCACTTGATAACCACCTCTATATCAGCAATAAGTACGGCACCACATTCGACGTTAATGTCTGTAATGGTGACACCATTATTGGTACTACACAGGGTGCAGTATTCGCACATGGTGGATGGTGGAGTTCTACTCCTATCGATCACACTGTTGAAGATAGTATTGTTTATGGTTACAGATTCAGTAAGTTTACCCTCAACATTGGCGGTCCAATTTCTTCCGTCTCTGTAGGATTTACAGTTGATGATGTCAACATTCCTGTTGATGATATCAGCGTCTTCCAGAAGGGTGACATGATCGCAGTTTATGATGGCGCTGATGTGAACGCATCTCGCGGTGAGATCATGATTATTACTGCTGATCCGTTTACTTCTAACGGTCAGGGTTATCTACCAACAATCTACAATGCAGACTATCCTGCTTCTTCTTATCCTGAAGGTGGTAGAGCACAGGAAGAAACTGTAAAACTTAACTTCACAAGTGGTGGAGCAACAGTTGTTAAAATCTACAAGTATAAGGTAAGCAGCAAACTAGTTGAGAATATTCCTTCAACTAACAGAACACCTGCTAACCCATCATACCTTGCTTCTCTAATTCAGGTTAAACTGAGTGACAGTAGACTAGTTGGTAACAAACTAGACTCTCCACACTTCTTCAGAATTACTACTACTGATCCTATTACCACTAACAAGACTACTGAATGGTTCTATCCAGACAGTATTGACGGTCAGGAGTCTGCATATTCTGTAAGACTATCTAAAGCAACACAATCAATTCAGCAAGCACTTAATGTTCTTGATCCTGACTTCGTGGGAGATCATCCTGGTGACTTCTACACAGCAACATTTGGTGGTGGTACAACTATCATCCACGATGCTGTAGAACTACACAGTGGTGAACTCAGAATGTATGGTTGTGACGGTGAAACCCTAATCTTCAACGTTGCTAACGATGACGATCACCCTGCTGATGGCGCAATTCTAGACGCTAAGACTAAGAAGGGTGGTATGTACCTCAAGGGTCACCAGTTTATTCACGGTGATATCAACGTCTACGAAGATAATTGTGAGGCATGGGGTAACTGTTCTGAAGAACTTAAGTTCAAAGTATATGGTGACACTGGATCTGTTGATGTTGGCGAGCAACTCTATGTCAGAGGCAAACTAATTGCTAACGACGGTGATGCATTTGGTGATGCAACCACACCAATCTTCCACATTGACAATATCGGTAATGCTGGAACTGGTGGAATTGAAGGTCCAAGAGACTTTAAGATCTATCAGGATGGTTCTATCGATACCTTCGGTATTCAGCGTTACTTCACCAGAAATGGTGGTCGCAGATATACTTACGTGGATCAATCTGCTACAGGTATCGGTCAGACACAAGGATCACCACTACAACCCAATAACAACTACATTCTAAATAATCCTAGCGGCACCAATATGGTTCTGTATCTACCAGATTATGCTGAAACTGGTGATATGATTAGATTCGTTGAATGCAGTGGAAACCTATCTTATGACTCTCAACTAGTCATTAGAGCACTTAAGGTTGGTGGTTTGTCAGTTGCAATTCAAGGTGACATTACAGGTTCTACCATTAAGGAAGGTAGCGGATTCAATTCTGTTGCTTGGGATAGTGGAGAACTGATCGTACAGACCAGAAACGCATCCTTCGGATTGATTTATGTCGGTCCAACTGATGCTCCTGGTGCAGAAGATGAAAGATCTATTCCATCCAACCTACGTGGATGGTGGCTCACGGAACTCTGATACAGATGGCACAATACTACAACTCACTTAAAAGCATGAAGACCGCCAAAATTGGCGCGATCATGCCATGGGGCGGCAATGGAAACGATGGATTTACATTGGCGAATATTCCCAAAGGATGGATTGTTTGTGATGGTAAATCAAGAGATGCTAGTGATTTTCAAATGCTAGCATCTATGATTGGTGAGACATATGGTGGAGATTTGAGTGGAGAATTTCCTAACATTGAAGGGCAATTCTTCACTCCTAATCTCACATCTAGAGTCATGATTGACCTTGATGAAAGTTATCTTGCCAGTCCTGATTATCAAATGGGTCAGGGAGATGTTCTGAATACTTTCATTGATGCAGATGGTACTAGATTCCGTGATCTCTTGTCAGAAATGGGAACAGAGGTTTCTATTAAAACATCTTGGTCTGCTAATACTGATATTGATTTTCAGTTGCCAGCAGATCAAACTTTAGTTGGTAAGTTTACTGAATTGGGAGTAACTGGTGGAGACTTCCAAACATCAGTCACTACATTGAATAGAAAACTGGGTATTAACCACTTTCCAGCACACGGACACGCAGATAAGATTGGCAGTGCTACTGCTGGTTTTATTGGACCTATGACATTTAGTTCTACTCAGGTTCAAGTTAGTGGTAACGCAGCACACCCAAACTGTTCTGCTATTTCATCAACTCAATTCCAGTGTGCTCTACTACCAAGTGATGCTGAAGCAAGATCTTGGCAGCAAGGTAGAACTCTCTTAGCATACTATGGTGACGAACAATACGAACATACTTTACCAACAGTTGATAGATTTTGGCAATTTAATAATTCGGATGGTAAAGATTATTGGTCTAAAGTTCCTGCACCTGATTGGAATGATGGAACTCCTACTAGAAATAGTCCACAGGCAGGATCGCAGGAATATAACTATGTTGATGTAAAAGGTTTTACTGAAGTATTTCCTACCGTACCTGAAAAAACTCACTCTATCCCAGCATGGACTGGATTGATGCCAAAACCATTGATCTTTGGTGAAAGAAGAAACTTCTTTGGTAAGAACACGGGATCAACATACAATGGACTATTAGATAACCCAGAAGATCCTGCACTTTGGTTTACTGTTGGAAGTGTTTCAGTAGCAGCACAAGAAACAGAGTTTTCACTTCCCGCAGGAACTGATATTAGAACTATGAAAGTCGATGGTGATATTACTTACTATCGATACGATAAGATTCACCCATGGCAAATGGTTGATGGAGAATGTATCGCTAAAGGAACATATATTACTGAGATTGAAAGATCAGGTACAGATGATAGCAATTATGTTTATACGGTAAAACTAAGTAGACCTATCGAAACATCTGGTTCATTTGATATTACTTTCTTGGAGGGATCATGGCCTACCTCCATGAGTAACATTGGCAACAATGATCCTGATGCTACATTGTTTTTGAGTCATAACCATGGAACATTTGATATTCAGATGAGTCAAGCAACTCTTAAACCTCAAGAAACCTTTACTATCAATGAGTTGAGTATTGGTTCTGTAAGTCCAGATAATCTTAATGACGCTCTAAATATTACTGTTACTACAAACCAACCCTCCCTTACGATCGTATACATCATCCGAGCTTACTAATGCCTGCTGTATATTCAAAAGAAAAAGCAAAATATGGTAATCTCACAGGTCAAATAATTATCTGGCCTATGGAGATTAATAATGATCTCAATGCTGCTTCCAACAAAGCAATGCTCCCTTCGGGATATCTTCGTTGTGATGGCACAGTTTACAATGCCTCAGATTTTCCCGCACTAGCAGAAATTTGTGGCAGAGGATTAACTGGCAAATTTGTTAGAAGAGATACAGAAGGTGATCCATTACAGTTTCTAACGGACGAACAGTTCGTTGTTCCTGATCTTGGATCTAAGTATCCACGTCCTACTCCTGGTGCTGATGCTGGTGTGTATCGTGGTGTTAGAGTTATTACTCAAAATGGTGATGAAATTTCAAAGAGTGGTGTTGGTGTTGAGGCATCAGCAACACTAGGTACTGAGATTTTGTTAACATACAGTGGATCATTTCTTGTGCCATCACAAGAAATTCTAATGAAAGGAAAACCTGGATGGTCTGTTGCAACAGATGATTCAAAAATTACTGATAGTGAAGAAGTAGACGCTCAAGGTATTCACGGTCACATGCACTTTGGTACATGGAGAAGATCTAGACTTAAATCTCTTGGTACTGAAGTTGAACCAGCTGATCCAGAAGGTTACCTAGCACCATTCCCTATCGGATTGGTTGCATATTGGAACGCAAGTACAGTTCCCATTCAAGCATGGTTGGATAATACTCAGATGTCTGGTTGTAACTATCCTGGTAGTAATCAACCACCTTGTGTTGCAATGGCATCTAACAAGTTGGCAAGAGGATATGAATATCTAATTGGTGCTTTCAGTGGTACTTTTGACCCAACAGCATATAGTGGAGCGTGTTATAACGATGGTGATACGTTAGAAGAAACGTGGAAATATTATTGTCTATTGACTGAAGACTGGAATAATTTCCCAGTTTCTTCGGGAGATTGTAGATTGAATCAAGCCATTCAACCTTTCGTTCAATCAGGTACAAACCTTACGGGAGGTGCGCTTGGTGCTGGTACTTGTATCCCAGATCAAAGTGGTAACGTTAATTCTAGTGAGGATGTTACTGCATACTATAAAGAGGGTACTAGTGGTGTCCCTCAAGATTGGAAAAACTCATATTTGAATGATGTTCTTCCATTGAATAGTAACTTCAACGTAACTAGTAATACTATTAACGCTTCATTGTTTAATGAATTGGCAGAAACTGCTGCTCTTAATAAAGGATCAACCAGTCATTTCCATAAGATTGAATTTGAAGCAGGTACTCATAATTTTACTCTAGTTACAGATGCACTGGAACTATCTCCAGAAAACCTAGAAACTACACTTAGATTGAGTGTAGATGATGCAGCATCGTTAGATCAAATTTCGATGCCATTTATCGTTATGGAATATCTCATTAAGATTTAAAGTCATGCCAGCACAAGATACCATCAATTTAAATCCTGAATATAGAAATCCCAGAGCAAACTATTACTCTGATAAGTTCTATGATACTACAGAGATAGGATCAATTATCACAACATTGAAAGTTCAGGATAATGATCCTAACTATCAATCTTCCTATGATTTGAAGTATCTTCCAGATCCTGCTGCAACTTCAAATGATGGTGGTAGTTTAGCACCTTATAGAGATAAATTCAACGACAATCCTTCAAGAATTGATACTCATCCAGAATATCAGTACAAAGGATATCTTTATTGTGATGGTGGTCTATATTACATTGAAGACTATCCATTACTTTTCCAAGCAATCGGAAATGACTATGGTGGTATTGCTAGACCAGGAGCTCAGTTAATTCAGAGTCCAACATACAATGGTGATGGTGTTAATACCTTATTATACTTTGATCCTCCGCCAAATTATGATCCAGAGAACCCATTAGATAGTGGCACACCAATCTCCATGAATGTGGTAACACAAGATAATGGTGATGGCACATTTATTATTACTGAGGTAATTATTATTAACCCAGGATCTGGATATGATCCATTAAATGAACCAAATTACTATCTTACTGACGATCAAGGAACTCAGATTGGTATCGCATCTGGTTTATTAAACATTTCTATGTTGTTTGATGCTGATGGATCACTAGCAAATGTTTCTCCTGATAATGTCTTTCAGTTGATGGGTGCTGGTAATCTAGGCACGTTTGCTGTTCCTGATTTAAAGGCAAGAAAAATTGTTGGATATGGTCCTGTTTATGGTGCTAATACTCCTACTATTGGATTGATTAGTGAGTCGTTAGGATATGATTCACTTGGTGGTGTGTGGTTACTTACTAAAGACGTTCAACAAGGACTATTCTCTCTTGGTAGTTTGACTACGGTCGGATATACAAATGTAACTGATACTACGAGTACAACTGTATCAGGACAGCAAGAAATCAAAGTTAATCTAAAAGAGAAGCGTGTGCCTGGTGTACCAGAACACTCTCACTTTGCTTATCATACTGTTCCTGGAAACGTCATTGAGTCTATGCCATCATACAGTGGTGATAGATATCTTGCTGAATATAAATCAGCGACAGGAGCGTTATCTCAATTCTTCCCTGTTGGTGGTGTCTCCTTCGAGCACAATCACTGTTTGCTGAAGCAACCATTGCCAGATAATACAGTTGCTACATATGATATCTTCGACTATGTTCCTGGTGCTAACTTAACTAGTGGTAGCATCAAATATGAAAGTGACGGACAAGAATATTACTATGCTTCTGGATCTGCTGCAGCAGGAACATATGAATTGGTAACATTTATTCCTGTTACCACATTCAAAACTATGGATGAAACTTCCAAGATTGGTGGTAGAACAGGATTTATTGGTGGTGAACCACTAATTGAATATAATTTATTATATGAGTATACATCACCACAGTCTACTACTCTAGCACTCCCAGCACAATGGGAAAAGATGATTATGACCGTTGCTGGTGGTGGTGGATCTGGTGGTAATGGTACGCAAAATGGTAACAGTGGAACTGGTAGTTCTGTATCTGTTGGTTCTGAACTCACTGTCGATTGTGGTGGTGGCGGCGGCGGTGGCGCTGGTAATGGTTCACAGAGTGGTGGTGATGGTGGAACTGTAAGTATTACTGGTAGTGCATCTGCTAACGTATCCGTTCTTTCTAATAAATCTACGAGTGGTGGATCTGGATCTGGCAACACCCAATATATTAGTAATCAACCAAATGACCCTGGAACGGGTGGAGAAGGTGGAGATAATACAGGAACAACTGCAACTAATGATGGTACTGATGGTATTAATACTTTCGTAAGTGATACTGGTTATAACTTCAGCAGTGGAACCCAGAGTGGTTCTGGAAATATTAATATTACCACCAGTTATAAAATTACTGCTATTACTTTTACTCTTGCTGGTGCTAGAGGAGGAAACTCTTCTCCTTGTGGTACACAAGGTGGCAGTGGATCTGTTCTTACTCTTGGAGTCAACTCTCCTACTAGTGGATTCCAAGGAAGTTATGCATGTGGAGTTAAAGGTGTAAACGTTAACGGTGGTTCTGGTGGATATAATGCAAACGGAGCACAATCTGGTAGACCTAATGGTGGTGGATCATGGGGAGGTGGTGGAGGTGGTGCCTCTGCTATTAAGAATAATGGTGGATCTATTGTTGCTGGCGCTGGCGGCGGTGGCGGAGCAGGCGGATGGGACTCTGGATATAATGATTGTGGTGACCCAGGTCAACCAAACAACACACCTGGATGGTCTTCTAACACCCCACTAGCAACAACTGGAAACCTATTCTCGGGTGCTGGCAAGAGAGGTGGTAACGCTGGATGTAACGGTGGAGGCGGCGGAGGCGGCGGTGGTGGTGTCGCCACGTCATCTTACACCATCTCTGGTGGTGGATACGGTGGAGGCGGTGGTGGTGCCGCAGGTCACGGTGGTGGATATGGTGGTGGTCGTGGAATGACCTCTTACAAAACTAGTGTATTCAGCAACAACGGACATAGTGATACCAACCGTGGCGATGGATATATTTCATGGAGTTGGAGTGAAGATCGTAGCTACTGGACTGGTGGCGGCGGTGGTGGTGGAGCTGGCGGATTTGCAACAGTTCTAGTTGATAGAGACCTTATTACATCTGCAACTTCTCTTGCTATTAATGTTGGTAACAAAGGAGCAGGTATCAGTGGAGTCGCTGCTGGTGGTGGCGCTTTTGTTACTGTTGGTTTTGGTGAAGTTGTTGGATGGATCGGTGGTGAAACTACTCTGATTGAGGATCCTCTACTTATTGCTGGTTCTGAAGATGTTGATGTATATACAAGTGGAACTGGTATTGGTACAGCAGGTGGATTTAAATTGCCTGAAACACAAGTTCCTGAAGTAGAATTTCTCGCTGGTGGTGGCGGTGGTGATGGTGCTGCAGCAACCGTTCAAATTGCTAATGGTAAAGTAACTGGTATTACAAAGACAAATGGTGGTGCTGGATATGGTGATGCACCAAGAGTCAGGATTAAACATGGTGCAGGCACTAAAGCATATGCAACAGCAACTGTCAATGCTGCTGGAGAAGTTGAAGATGTCAACCTATCTACATTAATTACGCCAGAAGCATACACTCACTATGTCAAGTTTAAAGGAGGCAATACTGAAAGATTTGTTGTCTTATCAGAGATGGATTGTACTAATGTTACCAAGTTTATTATCAAAGCATGTAGAGGTAACGGTGTTAATGGTGGAGAACAACCAGAGAATGGTGGCGATGAACTGAAAGTATATTACAATACTGATTTGTCACTGAGTGCATGGACTGCTATTGATGTTCTCGTTCCTTTCGATGACATTAGCGAAGCAATTGATGGTGGTAGTGGTGATACTCAATGGTATTGGTATGAAGTAAATCTACCTGAGGGTGCTAGAGTTCCTAATGTGAGAATTAAACTATCACAAGACAGAAACCCCAACCTAGCAGAAAGTAGTCAGGATGCAGACCACTATGGTATTTGTGATTTCATCTATGAATACCAAGAGATCACTGAATTGCAGTTCATTCCTGCATCTGGCGCGATTCCTACATCTGCAGATCAACTCACATATGTTGTTAAGGGTGATCCACGATCAATTTATCCATCTGGATTGCTTGGATTAGATGCAAGATTCACATTGCAATCAACTAATCCTATTCTACCTGAAGCATCACTAGATCCAGACTGGCCTGTACCTGTGATTGAACCATACCATGCTGTCAAGTATCTTATCAAAGCATTCTAAATATACTTGAGGAAATAACTCTGTGAGGACATGGCTCAACAAACTCTTTTGCAATTAGATGCTGTAGCAAGGACAATCACATATAATCATGTGACTAAGGTTGTCCCTGATGCATATTATAATGATGAAATTGCACCTATGCTATATCCTACATGGGATTCTGATAGGGATAAGTTAGTATACTTTATCTGGTATTCTGATGATACTTACATGTGCCAAAGACGTAAGTATAGAAAGAATCACAAGACAGGAGAATACTTCTGGAAAGATTATGAATTCACCATGCTTGAGGTGGATCGTATTGCTGAAGCCAAGACAGTATATAATAAACTGAAGGAAACGTTCTTCTTAGTTGAGTCACTAGAGAACGTCCAATATGATAATGAGTTTGCTAAGATCAGAGCAATGACAACACAAGTCAACTGGTTGACAGTTAGACTTGCACGTAACTTCCTCCTTTCTGAAACAGATTATGTTTTCATTGAAGATTCTCCCATCAGTGCTGAGGAGAAAGAACTGTATAGATTATACAGACAGAAACTAAGAGACATCCCTGTGTCTGTGCCAACTGGTGAGGCAGGTGATGTTAAGTTTCCAATTAGTCCCAATTATTATAAAAAGATCTGGTTAGAAAAAGATCCAAATGTTGGATACTTAGACTCAGCAGATCAATTTGTGCCTTTAGCAAGTCATTATCTTGCTACATTTACTGAGAAGTTTGCATCCTACTTGATTGTCAGAAATCTTAGTGAAGGTGTATATATTAATTCCTTCATGGATGCACTCAAAGAATCTGGTGCAGTTTGGGATCAAGTTACACCAACTGCTACTGCAAGTCAGCAGGAAGCAGAAGCATATTTGAGAAACCTACTACAAATGATTGAGGCTGATACAAATGAATAATTGGATCGACTATGCTGACTTAATGGAGTTCTATTGTAAAACTAAAAAGACATCACTCATTTATTTTTACAGACTGACTCCAATTCCCGAAGATAAGAAAGCAGATATTTTTGCTTGGTATGAAGAGTTTACTGATGATAATACTCTTGACATGATGAAAGCAACAGGTCAATGGGATATCATTGAGGTTGCATCATCTGAACTAGCAGCAGAGCAGGCATCGGAGTGGTTCCCATCAGAAGAGAACTGTCCTGATGCAGACTATTACTGGCGTTGTTACGTTATGGATGAGAAGGGTGATTTTATCTGGTGGAATGCAGATACTACAGGGTTGACAGCACCACCATCTTAATGTTATGCTACGGGGGTTGAACCGTAATTTTGATGCAACTGATGAAAGTACCCACACAACCTGAATTGCTACACCTACAGTTGCAAGCAATGTTGCGGGACCACGATATTCCTGACAGTGAGATCATGTATCTCGGGGATCGTGTATACCCTGAAGATTACCAAGCGCACCCAGAATACCACGGTCAAGTGATGCCGTGGTATCTTATTGGAGGGGAACATGAAGTTCCTGTGTGTGATATTGCATCTATTGATAGAGTAGATGATGACGATTGTGTACCTGAAAATGACGGATGGGGAGGAAATGAGTAATGGAAGTTGCTTCTAAAGGTAGCGTCTTGCTTGATGCTGAAGGAGAAAATATTGTTGACTTTCAGTTTCAACAGTTTGAGAAATATAAGGTTGCGACATTGCCTGATGACGCTATCGAGTTGATCGAAGAGCGTCTGAAAGGTATGGATCTAAAGATGGAGCCAGGCGCAACTAATGATAACAAAGCAGTAGATGAGAAGATCAGGAAGTCACAGATTTCTTGGTTGACTGATCCTTTCTTTTTGTCGTTAGTTGAGTTGCAATTTGCTAGTGCTAATGAATCTGACCCAGACTGGCAATTTGAACTGTCTGGTGTTGAAGAAGTTCAGTACAGTGAGTATGAAGAAGCAGAGAATCTTGCATCAGAAGTATTTGAAGAAACTCTTGGGGGTCACTATGATTGGCATAACGATCATCTAATGGCACCAGGAGATCCTAGAACATGCAGGAAACTATCAATGACTGTAATGTTAGATCAACAGGGTGAAGACTTCGAAGGAGGCGATTTTCAGTTTTGTTGTCTACGTAAAGGAGAGATTGATTATCAAACTGTTAGATTAAACAAGGGAGATATTCTTGTATTTCCATCAATGATGAATCACAAGGTAGATCATGTTCTATCTGGTAAGAGACGTACACTTGTAGCGTGGGCGTGGGGACCAGCATATAAATGAAGAAGATTGCTATTGTTGGTAGTGGCAATGCTGGATCTATTACAGCATTGAACTTTGGTTATTATGGTGGCAAGTATGGTACTAATCAATTTGAGATTGATATGTATCATGATCCTAACTGTCCTATTGAAAAGGTAGGGCAGAGCACCACACCAGATGTACTACAATTGATTTCATCGTCACTTAACATGGACTGGTGGAATAATGACATCGGTGCTACTTTGAAACTTGGTATTCTTTATGAAAACTGGGGAAAGAAGCAAAAGCATATCTATCACAAGTTCTTCATGGATAGTATTGCATGTCATTTCCAAACTTATAAGTTATCAGAAAAAGTAAGAAACTCACAGTATGTGAATGTGGTAGAGAAAGCAGTTGAAGATCCTGAATCAGAAATAGATGCTGATTACATTTTTGATTGTCGTGGTAAACACTACAACAACTGGGATGATTATGATACATTAATCAATCCACATAATTCTGCCATCATTGCATTTGCTGATGGTGCTGATCCTGATCTACGTGACACAAAATGTGTTGCCACACCACATGGGTGGACGTTTGTCATTCCTAATGATGATAGTATTTCATATGGTTATTTGTATAACAATACTATTACAACTGATGAAGAAGCAAGAGAAGATTTTCTTGATAGGTTCAATGTCATAGAGAGTGATATTGATGATGTATTGCGCTTTCGCAATTACATTTGCAAGTCTATGTTCTATGGTGAGAGAACTATTCTCAATGGCAATCGCTTCGCATTCTTAGAACCATTGGAGGCAACATCTACAACGTTCTATCGTAATGTTGCAGGACATGCATGGGATCACATTGTTAATGGAAAGTCAAAGGAAGCACAGGATGCTAGCATCCGTGGCATAATGAAACAACTTGAAACATTCATCTTGTGGCATTATCAGTATGGGTCTCAGTTTGACACACCATTCTGGGACTACGCTAAGACTCTACCATTCAACCCAGACGACCAGTTTGTGAAGTATCACACCCAGGCAATCAACACCCCATACGAGGTTCTAAACTCTAAGAATCTCGCAGGAGTTGAGTATGGCATCTGGCCTCGCATGTCGTTCAAGCAATGGCATGATGGGGCGAATCGTTAAGAAAGTGTGAGTATATACAGATATCCTCACACAACCATCTAAAATACACTGAACCACGCTAAACTAACATGGATTGGGACAACCTCACTAAACACGAGAAACGCAAAGATGCTTTCTACATCTTCTATGAGAGTGTTCTCAAGCCAGATCATGAGCTACGTCAAGACGCTCACGAGCAGAAATGCTATCATGAGTTGTTAGAATGGCGTGGTGAGATCATTGCTTACCTTGACCGACGCCGTAACGAGGAGTTTAATTCGTGACTATTCCTGGTATCACAGATCCAACCAATCTTCTACAAAAGACATATGAAGAGCAACGTCAATGTCGTATGCAAGATGCTATCGACGATTACCTCCAAGATGACAAAGTATCAGCACGACAAACGTATGAAGAGATGCTATCTTGCATCGATGATGTAGTTAAATACCATGAGAAAGCATACTGTCGTGCTGTTGCGCTCCGTGATCTTATGATGGGTCACCGTGAGGTTGACCTTGATGATCTCTCAAAGAAGTGGCAGTATGATAAAATACCTAAGCATTACTGAGTACCATGAGTGAAGAAGATTTTAAGACAGCAGTGAAAAACCTGCTAATGTTGCAAAACAACAACGATCACAATTTTCAGATTCTACAAGCACAACTAGATAAGTTGCAGGAACAAATCAACGATCTCAATGATCTTAAACAAATGTTCCGTCTCCCCAAACCAGAGAATAAGAATCGGAAATTATTCGATGAAGCAGACTAACTTTGAGTTGCTCCAACCTGTAGAATATCATGGCACTACAGGTTATGTTTCTTTCATAAGTGAGTGGTATATTACCATTTGCTTCAAAGACATCCCATTACCTACGAGTGCAAACTCACGATGGGGTCGTCACTATGCTAACATTATTGTTTATCCTGAATATTGGAATGAAGTACGCAGTTGTGTGGATGAAAAGCAAGAAGAAAGGCACTGCCCGCCAAGAAGCGATCTTTTACAATTTGGAAGATGCCGCTCTGTGGGAACAGCA